GCAGATGTTAGAGTTAGCACCTATTACCAGAGAACAATCTAAGGAGAAAAATGCCAACGACAGTTATTACCGGTCGAGATATTACCTTCACTATTGGCGGTAATAATTTCGATGCACAAGCAACAACAGCAACACTTACTGGCGAGATGGATCGTCAGACTTATCAGACACTAGACGGAAAAGTCTTTAAGGTAACTGATAATAACTTCACTTTTGAAGTTGAAATGTTAGCCGACTGGGGCGCAACTGGATCTCTATGCGAGATTCTATGGGGCGTTGCTGAGTCAGCACCAGATACAGCAATCAGCACAGTTTTCACAGCTACATCAGGCGCAGTATTTACTTTTCAAGTATTGCCAATGTGGCCATCAGCTGGTGGAACTGCACCAGATGCGCAAACTGTATCTTTATCATTCCAAGTAATCGGAGTGCCAGCAGAAGCGTTTTAATCAATAAACAAACGGGAGCAAACAAATGAAGTTACCAATTACAATTGAATATAACTCAGGTGAGCAAGCCACTTATGTAGCCCAACCACCTGAGTGGGCTAAGTGGGAAAAGACAACTGGCAATACCATAAGCCAAGCAAAAGAAAAACTTGGAATGTGGGATCTAATGTTTTTAGCGTATAACGCTCATAAGCGTGAAGCTGCTGGAAAGCCAGTAAAAGGTTTTGATATATGGATGGAAACAGTCAGCGATGTAATTGTCGGTGATGCAAACCCAAAAGCCATCCAGCAGGAAGCCTAAGCAGATTATTGGTTGAGTTGGCATTAGCCACACAGATTCCAATGAGTGAGTGGGTTGATTCGGATGACATTCTAACAGCGATCGAAGTATTGGAGCAGAGGTATGGCAAGTGAAACAATCGCCTACAATAAAAAAGATCTGCGCGATATTTACAAGGCTTTCAAACTTATGGACGACCAAGCTACTGATGAAGCACGCCGTCAATCTGCTGCTCTGGCGTATTTTGCATCAGAGGAAATTAAACAGTCAGCTGCAACTAGAACAAAGGCTGGCAAAGTTGCGCAGAGAGTCGCGGATGGCGTTAGCATCTCTAAATCAAGTAAAATTGGCGAATTCAGTTACGGCTTCGCAAGACAAAAGTTTTCAGGTGGTGCTACTACGCAAACCCTATGGGGTGGTGTTGAGTTTGGTTCAAATAAATTCAAACAGTTCCCCACATATTCTGGACGGCAAGGTCGTGGATCTCGCGGATGGTTCATTTATCCAACCCTTCGCAGAATTCAGCCTGAATTGATTAATAAGTGGGAAGAAAGTTTTACTCGCATCATTAAGGAATGGATTTAATGGCTACCGGTAATCGCACATTAAAGTTATCAATCCTTGCTGATGTCGATGACTTAAAAAAGAAGTTAGGCGAAGCTGATAAAGCCGTTGAAAGTAACTCAAGCAAGATTTCAGAGTTTGGTAAAAAGGCTGCTGCTGCTTTTGCGGTCGCTGCTGCTGCTGCCGTTGCCTATGCTGGCAAATTAGCCGTTGATGGGGTCAGGGCTGCGATAGAGGATGAGCAAGCACAGTTAAGGTTAGCCAATGCCCTAAGACAAGCCACAGGTGCTACTGATGCCCAAATAGCGGCAACTGAGGACATGATCCTAAAGACATCTTTAGCCACAGGTGTTGCTGATGACAAACTTCGTCCAGCCATGCAGAGATTGGCAGTATCTACAAAATCTACTGAGGAAGCCCAAAAGTTATTAACCCTTGCTTTAGATATTAGTGCTGCATCAGGTAAAGACTTAGAAACTGTTGCAAATGCTTTAGGCCGTGCTCAGGATGGAAATGTTACATCTCTTGGCAGATTAGGACTTGGATTAAGCAAGGCTGAATTATCAACATTATCTTTTACTGAAGTTCAAGAGAAACTTGCTGATCTTTATGGTGGCGCAGCAGCTACAAATGCTGAAACCTTTCAAGGAAAAATTGATCGTTTAAAAGTAGGATTTGATGAGGCTAAGGAAAGTTTAGGCGTTTTATTATTACCGGAAATTGAAAAATTTATCAATTACTTAAACGATACAGGACTTCCAAGTCTTGAAGCATTTATTGCCGGGTTAACAGGCGATGAAGGATTAAAAGCATCTCTTGATGAAAATCAAAAAGGTGCATATTCATTTGGTAATGCTATTGCATGGGTAAGCGACAAGATAAGTTCATTTATTGTATTTTTAAGAGAAGCAATTGGTTTAGTCGTATCACTTGCAAATGAACTTATTAGGGTAGTTAATGTGATTCCTGGCGTGAACATCGGGTCAATTCCAAACCCTGCTCCTTCAGCTGCTAGATCATCATTACCATCAGTTCCAAGAGCAAGTGGAACATATACAACAGGTCAAGGCGTTACCAATATAACTGTTAATGCTATTGATGGTGAAGGTGCTGCAAGAGCTGTTGCTAAGGTTGTTAATCAAAGCGCAGCAAGATCTAATCCATACCTTTCACGAGCAGCCGTTAAGCCATAACCATGAGTGCATGGACACCAGATTGGAAATTGACTGTCGGTGGGGTTGATTATACTGACATAGCAATAAGCGATATTCAGCATGAATCTGGTCGAACTGACATTTATTTACAGCCTAATCCTTCCTATATTCAAATAACTTTAGTTGCATTAAATAATCAAACCTTGCCTTTTGATATTAATGACAGTTTAGATTTACAGGTCAAAGATAGTTCAGCAACTTATGTAAGCCTATTTGGTGGCGACATTACCGATGTTGTTGTTGAGGTTGGCCAAACAGGTGCAACTGCGACAGTTATTCAATACACACTTACCGCGATGGGTTCACTTGTCAAATTAGCAAAAGAAATCTGGGATGACAACATTCCGCAAGACGAGGATGGCAACCAAATCTATGACATTTTATCAAGCGTATTACTTGGAACTTGGAATGATGTGCCAGCAGCTACACAATGGGCAACTTATGATGCAACCGAAACTTGGGCAAATGCAGTCAATTTAGGATTAGGCGAAATAGATCAGCCGGGCCTTTATACAATGCAACACCAACCGAGCACAGTTGATACGATTTACAACATAGTTTCAGATATTGCCAATTCAGCCTTTGGGTATATTTATGAGGAAAACAATGGCGACATTGGATATGCGGATGCAGACCACAGGCAAAACTATCTTTTAACAAATGGTTATGTTGAATTAGATGCTGGTCATGCTTTGGGTGCTGGACTTTCAACTGTAATGAGATCAGCAGATGTTAGAAATGACATATACATAAATTATGGCAACAATTATGGATCACAGAAAACAGCTAGTGATGCCGCATCAATTGCCCTATATGGCTACAAAGCCGAAACTATTAATTCTAGGATTCATGGAGCTGTCGATGCTCAGGCAATCGCTGATCGTTATATTGACCAAAGAGCTTATCCAAGACCATCATTTCAATCCATAACCTTTCCGATAACTAACCCAGAAATCGACAATGCTGATCGTGATGATTTGCTGGGTGTCTTTATTGGAATGCCAGTCAATATCAAAAACCTGCCAACTCAAATATCCAATGGTGAGTTTGAGGGCTATGTTGAAGGCTGGTCATGGAGCACAAGATTTAATGAACTATTTTTGACAATCAATGTTTCGCCTGTTGAGTTTAGTCAGGTGGCGATGCGTTGGAATACCACACCAATTACCGAGCGTTGGAACACTTTAAGCAACACTCTTACTTGGGAATACGCTACAATAGTCGCATGAGGATAGGATAAAATGGCAACCACTACCAATTATAGCTGGACAACTCCAGATGACACCGCGCTGGTTAAAGACGGCGCAGCAGCAATTAGATCACTTGGAACTGCAATTGACAGCACAGTATTCACAAATGCTGGCAACGCAATTGCTAAAACAATTGTTGATGCGAAAGGCGACATTATTGCAGCCACAGCAGCCGACACAGTTTCAAGATTAGCCGTTGGAACAAATGATCAAGTTTTAACTGCTGATTCATCAACAGCAACTGGATTAAAATGGGCTGCTCCTGCTGCTGGTGGAATGACTTTAATTTCAACTACAACTTTAACTGGCGCATCAGTAACACTCTCATCCATTCCTGCAACTTACAATAACTTAAGAGTTGTTATAAGAGGATTTAGTCCAGTATCAGATGGCGAAAGATTACTAATGAGATTTAACGCAGATTCAACTGCAAATAGACATGCATTTGCATATACAAATTCAGCCACTATTGCCGCAGGAACTGCAACTACTTTTGCTAGAACAAGTATTATTTTATCCGAAAGTGTAGATGTTTCAGTTAACAATAACTTATGTATAATTGACATTGAAGATTATACAAATACAACAACTTGGAAAATGGCCAGATATGAAACAATTAGTAATGATTTTTCAACTACGACATCATTTATAGCATCTTATGCAATTGGTTTATATAACCAAACAGCAGCAATAAGTTCATTACAATTTCTTTTTGATGGAGTTAATGCAGATGCTGGCACAATCTTACTTTACGGAGTTAAATAATGAAACCACAAATTAAAATTGTTAATTGCACCACTGGCGAGGAAATTGTCAGAGATGCAAACGCTGCTGAAATTGCTCAAATTAAATTAGATGCTGATAATGCAGTAAAAGCAAAAGCGGAAGCCGAAGCAAAAGAAACTGCTAGAGCAGCAATCCTTGATCGCATTGGTTTAACTGCTGATGAAGCAAAATTGCTACTTGGCTAATGAAGCCTTACCTTTCCAAAGCTGCTGACACTTTACGCGATCAAGTAAATGATGCTTTCGTGGATCGCAGCAGGAAAGCTGATGGATGGATCGGTGATCTTAAGCATCAATCAAGAAAGTCCGACCATAACCCACGACCATCAGGTGAAGTATGCGCAATCGATATTGACGCTGGCTTATCTGACGAACAAGGGATTAGTCACGCTTTGGCAGATCAGCTTCGACTCGCAGCAAAAAAAGATAAGCGTATTTCTTACATAATCCACGCTGGTAAAATATGTTCAGCAAAGTCGCTCTGGCGTTGGGTCAAGTATCGTGGCATTAATCCACATCATAAGCACATCCATATTTCTTTTAAGCCAAACCAAACTGGCGAGAAGTTCGACATCCCACTACTGAAAGGCAATTAATGAAACTAACTAAAAAACACAAAGCAGCAATTAAGTCATATTTGAGAGCTGTCGCAGCTAGTGGAATAACAGTCGCTTTAGCAATCGTGGCTGACATTCATCCAGCCTATGCAACATTACTTGGTGCTGTAGTTGCTCCAATAGCAAAGGCGTTAGATCCGAAATCAGGGAGCGAAGTA